TTCCTGTGCCAGTGGTTGCCGTGGCGACAAGAACGCGGTTGAATACTTTTGCCATTTGTCAGGCTCCGATCTTAGGACGTTGCCGCAGTGACGGTAAAGACGCCGCTGGCGTTGATAGAAACGACAAAATCAGCGTTGGTGGATGAAACGGACGTCGCAGTGTCAAGGGCCGCGTAGGCAATTACCGCATCGGTGCTTGCCAGCGTTCCGTTGCCGTCAGCATCGCGCACGATAACTGCGTACTTGGCCGTGATCGTCGAGGATGTCCAAGTTTGATCGTTGGCATCCAGTGTGACAACGTTCGATGCAAGCGCAAGGGATGCTGTGAGCAATTTGCCGCTCGCAGTGTATCCTGTGCCTGTTGCCTCATTAGCAGACACGTCAGCCCATGTGTCATGCGTGTTCTGGTTTGGGGTGTAGCTGTCAGTGACCAGCACCATGCGCAGAGCATCCGTGTCCAGATCAATCGACCCGTTGAGTGTCCCAAGCAGGGCGTTTGAATATACGATAAAGTTTCCGGCAGCCATGATAGCCTCCTAGTTTCAGTTGCCTTGCCAAAGGGCTGTTGGGCGGGTTATTCCGGCGGCGTCGGCCATTCCGGTTTTCGTGGGGTTTCGGTGGTTTTTGGCAGGTCGAGCAGCGCCCGACGATATGCACGAAAACCAGCCTTTTGCTTTTGGGTCATTTCACCCCACCGCATCGGGTTCATACGATCCACATGGATACGTAGCAGGCGGTCGCGCTCTTTGCGTAGTGCGCGCATGTCGTCATCGTGGGTGCGCTCCACAGGCTCCACACGTCCATCAGTTACGCAATGACCAACCACCCGCGTGTAATCGCCTTCAAGGTACGCATCGCCATCCGCAATACGTTCCTTCGCGCGCTCGATTGTGCGCTTTGACCCGTCAATCAATCGCTTGATCTGGCCCGTTGCGGGATTGTAAATAACTAGGCTCATCGTTTGTAAACCAATGCCTTCACATTGCCCTCGGTGATTGTGAAATTGGAAACATTTGAGCTTTCCGCTCTTATCTCTACGTCGTAGTCACCTGCCGTTTTTGTGACCATGCCAGACAACGCAACAACACTATCATCTGTAGTTGCGCCCGATGCGACCGGGGCATTATCAATGTATAGTCGCACAGTAACCGACCCCGATGTTGTGAAGTCGATATTGGCAAAGCAGCTTGCATCAATCGTCAGCGCCTCACCCGTCGCTCCGGTTGACAGTTCCGGCACGGTCACTGTGGCAGTTGCTATGCTTTCCAGAGTGCTGTTCGCCGCGAGTGTTGTTGTGCCGAATGTAGTGATTGCTTTATCGGTAAAGCTGTCCTGCGCAACATCGCCAGTCCTGATACTGGCAGCGACAACGAAATTGGCCAGAAACGAAAGGCCTGCGCCGCCCGAACATTCAAACACAGGCTTGCAAAACGCCGCGCCTGATGGCGGTGTATCGGTGCGCTGCCAGACCTTCCACCACCCGATACCTGCTGCGGGCGGAAGGTTTGTGGTTTCCTGATCGTCAGTTTCATCGTCAGGCGCTGTGAGTTGAACGCCTGCTTCGTTGTACCACCGCAAAGCACCTCGAACAAAACCACCGTTGCCGGGTGTTGGGCCATAGGTGGACCCGTCGCCAGCGGCGTGCCTGAACGAAAATGTCACATCGGAACCCGACTCAACAGGGATAAGCCCCCTCCACACAAGCCGACTGGTTCTGCTCACGGATGAACTGTACGCCACCCCTCCAAGATCAAGCTGTACCACGTTAAGCGCGGGCGCATACTTCAGCGCGTCCTCGTCAGCAGCAGCATTACGCTGCTGCACCGAGAAAACTGCGGCATCGCCAGCGCCTGATCCGTCATATTCTTCTTTTATCCAATTCAGAAAACCAAGATCAAACTTTCCGTTCCACACTACATCGGAGTCAAAGTTATCATTAACAAAATCATCCGGGCGGGTTAGGCCATTAATGGCCGTGGGTGCTGGCACGTCCTGACCTGATGTCCATGCCACGTCCCCCGCTTCGCGCTCTCGAACTGTCACAAACTGATTGAGCGTATCGGGCCGATCCTCAACCGCAATAACCTCAAAAATCTTTGACGCATATCCGTTGGTTTCACTTGTCCATGACAATGTATCCAGCGGCTCCATCAGTGCGAAGGATGGCGGCAGCGCCATCCGGTGAACCCTGAATCGCCGCTGGTCTTTGATGTAGGCATTAAGAAGCTGCTGCGCTTGGCTTTTGTTGCTAACCGAAGGCAAGCCCACGTCAATCGTCATCCGCCGGTCCCCGTCCTCTACTTCCCACTCCGCGTTTAAGATCGCATCGGCGCTCCTGCCTTCCCAAACATCGTTGGGTTCGACATACGTCCCTGTGATGGCGTTGTAGGTACCAGCGAGGCCGGGAAAAGGCTCATAGGATGACGGCTCTGTAATCATAAAGTCATCATCTGTCAGGCTCATCACAGGCGTTGCAGGAGCGCCTACGCGCACGCGAAACACACCGCCAAACTCTGAGATTTGCGCAAAACTCGCGCGGTTCATCTCCTCAATGACCTCAAAAGGCTCCATGATCCCCGTGTTGATTTCAAAGCCAGCGCGATACTGCGGACGATCACCAATCAGCACGTCGCACTCGTTCATTGCTGCGAACCAGTTGTCGAGCGGCAAATCCTCCGCCTCTACTTCCCCGCCGTAAATGTCACCTGTAGGCAGGGTTATGCCGCGCATGATGTTGTAATTGATAACCTGCGGATTTGCGCTGAACTCCCAAGTGCTCGGATCGCCCCACCTGTGCGCGCCAGAACCACCTACAGTCGTATCTTTGCGCGGGTCATATAGCTTGATGCCCTCGGCCTCAAAACGGACGGACGGCAAACCCGTAAATATCTCACGATCAAGAGGGAACTCGAGCACAGCGTATGACGTGCCGCGCAGAACGTGGTCTGTCGTCCATGGTCGATCAGGGTGCGCGCTGTAGCTTTCTACCAGCTTGAACTGTGCAGTTGTCTGCGTTCCGTCATAGAACCAAAGCCACCCGCGTGGGTTTCCGGCATTATCAAAACCAAGATCAGCAAAATCCAGACGCGACGTATCGTCTGTTCCGGCTGTGAGGGCGGTATACTGGCCATCGATGATGACCCGACCTGTCAGCCCTTTGATGGGGATGTTTGAGATCTCCAAAACATAGGTCAGGATGCGGTTCTCTTCCCCACGCGAGTACGCCGGAGAAACCGCGTGTCCTTCCGCTGCGTAGAGGCCCACAATAAACTTTTGCGGTGTTGTGTCGCCAGTTGTGGTTTGCTCTGTCTGGATGCCCTGCTGCTTGATCGCAGAAGGCTTCTTGGCGAAAAGCTGTCCGACAAGTGAAACCAATGCCCCGACGATGAGGCGTGTTGCAAAGGTCGCCACGGTCGTTGCCAATCCAACGGTCGCACCTGCACCAGCAAGAAAAGAGAAAATTGCGCCCGAAATAGGGTCAGCCAAAACCATTGACGGAACTGCAACAAGACAAAGCAAAATGGCAGCGAATAATTTCATATCTTAAAAGCCCTTTCCGCGCGCAGCCGAGAAACATGACCCAGCCCGTCAGGCCGCAGCACGAACACACGATCAGAGGCCACAATCCCAAGCGCGCGCGCCTCAACAACGGCAAGATCCCCTGTCTGAGCCATTGCTGGAGAAACCTCTGGAAAAAGAGACGAAACGTAATCAACGTGACTGCCAAAACCAGACTTTGCCATGAGGCGATCAAGCCCCTTCATGCTGCGGTACTGACCTCGCCATTGCTGGCCGTGGTCAACGCCGGTCAAAGCATTCACCCATCCGGCAACATACATTCCGCAATCATGCGCGCCGGGTCGAAACCGCAAGGCGCGCACCTGCTCAAGATATTCGTTTAGTATTTCAACCCGCGTCATCGTCCGTTATCAATCTCTCTTCTGGGGGAAGCTACAGCCGCAGTAGCGGGCGGCGCGGATCGCGCATTCTTGACGCCCCAGAACACGCCAACAACACCAGATATTGAGGCGTATTCTCGCCCTCTGTCGTCCGCGTTTATTCTGCGCTGCGCTTCGTCAGACTTATTCACGGTTAATGTGCGTGTAAGCGCGCGTGATGCGGATGCCACTGTGACCGACACGCTTTCGGTTCCACCTTCTGCCGCAGTGGGGACCGGCATTTCATCAACCCAGCCTTTCAAAACACGGATGGGATCGCCGATAGGCACGCCCTTCTGCGGATCGAAAAACACCCGATGCACCTCGATAGGTGCAAGGCGCGCGTCATAGCCGTGGATGAGCTGCGACACCTCCGGCGGGATGCGTGACAGGCTCACCTGCTGCATTCTCACCTGTAGGCCGACCTCGCCAACGATAGGCGATATGCCCAGCAACGTACCCGCGCCTGTATAAGTTCTGGTGCCGCCGCTTATCGTAAAGCTGTGCACATCCAGCCCGTTCCAAAACCCCACATTCTCAATCAGGCCCGTAGCCCGGTTGCGCGCGGCTATCCACACAAGATGCCGCACCTGCACGCCAGATGTTGACGCCAGATGCGCCTCAACTTCAGTTCCGTAATCGCGCATGATCTACCTCAACGTTTGGACAAATGAGAATTGTTTGCCGCTCGATATGGCTGGCCCATGCGAACCAAAATCAGGGTTTGGCAACAACACCGCCTTCATAACAGGCTTGTTGAATGTCACTGTCGCACTGGTCGTCGCCCCCGAAGGCACAAAAGGGCTGACCTCTAAAGTGCTGCCGGAAATCGTCACGATCCGGTGCAGGCTGTAGCGCGTGGGGTTGCTGCCATATGTGAAACTCAGCAGATCACCTGGGGCCAGCGTCGGCCCTCCTGATATAGTCATCAATCTTCGATCTGATGGGTTCAAACTGGTGATGGTTGCCGTTCCTGTCCCGCCGCTTGCAGGGTTTGGCTTGCTTGGGTCATAGACGAGGAAGCTGGAACCGGCACGGTCAAGTGCAGACAACAGCGCATCCAACGCTGCGGATGTGGCCCTGACGTTCGTAGGAGGCACGGAGAACGAACCGCGCCAAACCGCGTCACCTAACGATGCGGAGTTTTGCGACCCGCCTGCCGTTCGGTCTATTTGCCGTGGGTTGTTGATATAGAATTCAGACATTGAAACATTGAACTGGTCCTGAAATGCAGCAAGCGGGATCGGATATGTGAGCGGCATCAGCCAATCCTCCTTGGGTCTTTGGATATGCGGTCAACGCTTTTTGGGAGGGTATTGCGGTCATACCCGCTGATTCCCTCAGAAGTGATCTGGACGGCGATGCCTTGGATTTCGCCGCGCTGTTGAACACTGAAGCCTTCGGGCGCGATGATCTGCAAAGTTGCGCCGCCGCCGACCCCTGTCTGCACCCCCAGCTTACCGTTCTTGCCGCGTGACAGTGGCATGATTGCTTCTGGCCCTGCCTCGCCCATCAATCCTGTCTGGCTTCCCTTCATGGGGAACAGTGTAGGCCCATTGACGATTCCGCCATTGGCAAAAGCCGTGACCGCAGAACCGCCTGAGAACACGTTGCCTTTGGCGCTGCCGAAAAGACCACCGAATAAATTGCCAACAAATCCGCCCAAACCGCCGCCGCCGCCGCCAGATCCGCCCCAAAGGGCATCAAACGCGCTGTCCAGTAGCTTGTCGGCGATTGTGTTGAGTACATTTCCGACAACTTCGCCGAAACTCTTTGCGCCCGTTATCAATCCTTTGAATGCGTCCCGAAATGTATCCTTCATTTCGTTGGCGGTTTCTTTGAGGCTCTCGACCTTGTCTTTTAGCCCGTCAACAGCGCCGCCCGCGCCACCGCCTGTTCCTGCACCGCCGTTACCTAAATTATTTAGTGATAACGCCAGCCTTTCCGCCTCGTCAGCCGCGTCACCTGTCTCGTCCTTAATCCCAGACATCCCGGCTTTTAGTTCGGCCAAAGCTGCGTTTGTAGCCGTTGCCCCTTTCATTGTGTCAGACGCATTTTTCAGGCTTGAAGATGCTGCAACAGAAAACTCGTCAGCAGCGGCGCGTATACCAGCCGCCGCCTTGCCGCCCATGCCCTTAAACATGGCGCCTATGTCGATGCCAATAGCTTCCAGTATCGGGCTGGCAAAAAGGAAGTCAGCGATCATATCACCAAACTTATCGCTGATCGTGGCAAACCCGTTAAGGAATGCCGCAACCATTTTGTTGACTATGCCCTTTATCGAAAAGAGAAGAGCCAACGCAAGAATGTCCATGTCAGCAAAAACGGCAGATGCAACATTTCGCAGAAGCCCCAGAGCCTCGCCAAACCCGCCCGCCCCTTTGACTAAATCCCCAAACTTCGCAACCAAGAAGCCAGCGCCTACAATCAGCGCACCGAACCCGGTCTTTATGATGGCCGCGCGCAAAAGCACAAACGCGCCTGTGAGAAGAGATGTTGCGCCCAGAGATACGGCCATAGCAGCGACCAGCTTAATGCCAAGGAAAGCCACCAGTACGCCGACCGATGCCGCCAGCGTGTCGATGTTGCCGACAAGCCCGTCGATCATCGTTCGCAGTAGGCCACCTTCACGCAGGCTGTCCGTCATTACCTGAGCAAGCGCACCCATAGTCGGGACCAATGCAATCGCAAGCTGTTGTGCAGCATACTGACCTATCAAGCCAAGCCGACCGATACGGTCATTCGCCTGCTCGATTGCAGCGCTGTCAACCTTGCTGACCGCCAGACCATAGTCCTCTGCGTCTTTGCGGGCCTGCCGGAAAGCTTCTCCGCCGCCAAGCACGGCCAGAACCATTTCACGGTTTCGAACGCCAAGTCCCTGCAACACGACAGACGCTTGCCCCGCATCAAGCCCCAGCTTCTGAATCTGATCAGCAATCAGCGCAATCTTTTGGTCTGCCTCAAGACCGGCAAGGTCGCCCGCCGATATTCCTAGCTTCTTTAGTGACTCCGCCGCGCCCTTGCTTCCCTTAGCAATCTCGCGGTCCATCGTCTGTACATCATTGGTCAGCGATGAAAGGCTTACACCGGCCTCGCCAGCGGCCAACTCAAGCGCACGAAATCCACCGATAGAGGTCCCCAGCCGCCGTGATGCCTTTGCCGCCCTATCAATATCATTTGCGCCCTTGATCGCAAATGCCGATATGGCGGTGCCTAAAGCAAGGGCGACCGCAGAAGCAGCGACAAACTGGGCCTTCATAGCCTTGAGGGGCGATTGAACGCGCCGCGCGCCGCTTTCGAAATTGGCCGAATCCAAGCCCAAATTAACGCGGAGACTGCCGATCACACTGGACATATTTAGTGGCTCCTTGCCAGTGCGCGGTCGATCTTATCCCATGCAGTGATGCACTCGATAATCTCGGCCCGCTTGTCTACTTTCGCGCCGACAAATTCTTTTAGTGTCGGTGGCTTTTCAAGTCGGCCCATCATTGATGTGTACCAAACCTCGGCGCGGCGCTCTTGCATACGCAGCGCCGCGCCTTCTAACTCCAGCGCAAACAGGCGCGGCGTAATATCCCAAAACCGCGCCGGATCGAAACCCGCCGCGATGTAGCTTTTCAGAAGGTCCGCAATATCTAAGCCGCTGCCTTCTTCGGGCGGCTCTTGACGTTTCCCGATAATGGCTTTGCGTCTGGGAAGCTGGCCTGCATCAACTGTGGCAGCGCCTCAGCATTTTCCGCGATAATGTCATCAGCAGTCCAGCGGTCCGCATCAGGGTGAAACCGCTGCAATGCGCCTAGAAACAAGTCCGTCACGATGCTAAGATCAGGCACCCAAGCGTCTCCAGCGCCAGTCGGTGCCTCAAGTTGTCCGAGAACGTCCTGCCCATGCTTTGCTTGCAGATCCGCCAAAACGCTCATGCCGACAAACAGCGTATATTCATCGCCGTTCGCCTGCACCTTCATGCTGCCGCGAATATCGCTCATGCGATTGTCCGCTCGTCAGTGTCTTGGCGGTCGAGGATCTTGATTGCCAAAGTTGCCATAGACTTCTCGCCAACCGTTCCGGTCGGGATAAAGCTGTTCACATAGCCGCGATAAGTGCGCCGCGCTGCCGTGCCTGCCGGGTCTATGTTGAACTCGAACAGCACATCTTCCTTTTCGCCAGATGCTGTCAGGGCGGCCAGCGTTTCCAGAAGAATGTCGCCCGGATCTTCGGACCAGAGCTGCTTGTCCTGCGACCAATCAGCAACAGGCAGAAGGCCGGGGATAGTCTCCCGCGTGCGGCCCGGTGACTGCATGTGCGTCACGTCAATATCTTCGGGAACCTGATCTGGAAACGGCAGGTTTTCAAACCCAAAAATCTGCGTGAATGTTGTAGTCTCGGCCACAGTGCGACCGATCCAAAGTTCCCAATCGTAGGCAACATTGCCCGCAAATGCTTTTTGTGCCATTAAATCGGCCTCCATGTGATGTTAAAGTCTAGCCCTGTCCGATATGGACGTTCGGCCTCGTTGGTGCCGCCCTCCCGCGTGTCGCGGCTGGACGTGTGGTTGATGAAAAGAAACCCGCCGCCGCGATAGGCGTGCAAAGCGGCGATTACAGCCTTGCCAGCGCCTTTTGCTGCCCCGTAGGTCATGCCGTAGCAATCGACCTGTACACGGCCCTCATATGGGCCTGTGCCGTTCATGTGCAGCCCTTCAAAGCCTGATGCCAACGTCAGGACAATCGCAGGGAGTGGCGTGCCTTGCGGGTGCGTTCCCCATTCGACACGCTGGCCTACCTGTGCGGTGATAGCTGTGTTCGCGCGCATCATGGCACGTAGTTCTTGCTCCATAGCCTAACCCCTAGCCGCGCGTGCCGCTTTTGCGTCTGCGCGAATGATTGATTTCTCCAACTCTGACCACAATTCGGACTTGAGCCGCTCCAGCATTGCCATTTTATCCTGCTCCCACGCGGGGCGCATAAATGGCTGTGCTGCGATACCGGGGTTTTGTGTGCCTGCGTACTGCCCGCCGTTGATAAATGGCGATGTGCCGAACTCTGTGAAAATCGCCTGTGCCAATGGGCCAGCGCCGACAAATCCCTCAACCGACGCCTTGTCATTGCGGAACATCTTGCGGTGTGCCTTCTTTTGGCTTCGGCTCAACACCGTGCCATACTTGATAGACGCCTTCAGGTCGAAGCCACCCGTAGACGCATCATCAGGAGCAAGTGATTTAGCAATTGCCGCCATCGGCTCCGCTGCTGTTTTCAGTGAACGGCGCAAAACGCCTTTGCCCGCCGATTTCGATAGCTTTTCAAGTTGGCGCTCCAATTCCTTGAAGCCTTCGACCTTCATCGTGACGCTAGTCATCGACCCGCGCGCCTGCCGTTAATTCAAGGTAATCATTCCGGCCCATTTCCTTGATGCCGAAAATCTCAAACGTCTCGCCATTGTACTTGATCCGGTTCTTTGGTGTCAGGCCGCGCGTGAACTCAGACGAGCGCACCACAAAGCGGCTTGTCAGGCTTGCCGACACTTCGCCAGCACGCATCCGCTCCCCATCGCTAACGTCCGTTTTAGACGCATAGACCGCGCCGCCGTGTGCCGCCCATGTCTCCACCGATTGATACCCATCATCCGTGACCGTGAAACGCTCAAACGATATGCGCCGGTCTAGCTTGCCTGCGGTCATCCGTACCACCCGACACGCTCAACACCCAAAAGCGCAGAAACCGCCATTGGCAATTCGCTATAGCTGCCCTCAACAACAGCCTCTCGGTGCTCGTACCAGTGCGCAATCGTTAAAAGAATCGCGTGGCGAAGGCTCGCAGGAACATCTGCCGCCGTGTCGCCATATCCGGCAACATATGTGATCTTAATCGCATCATTACGAATGTAGGCAGGTGGCCACACAAAATCCTTTTTCGGCTTTAAGCACACGAAGTCACCATCTAGGCGAACCTCAAAATCTGTCAGCGGTGCCGTCTGGATTTCGTTGCCTGCATCATAATACTCAACCGCAGTCAGGCTTTGGAACGGTCCAACATTCAGGCGCACCCATCCCGGCGATTGTGATACCCACTGCGACCAAGATTGTGTAATCATTGCGCGGCCAAGAACACCATCACCGTCAAAATGTGAAACTGCTGCGCCGATCATGGCCGAGATGCCTGCGTCCTCATCATCGTGATCCACGCGCAAGTGTGCCTTGGCCTCTGCAAGCGTCACAGGATCAACGAGCGGCGCAGCTGTGCGCTTCGTGGTCACTTTGTGGCCTTCTCGGCCTTGGAGCGTTTCACGGCCTTATCTGGTGCCTTTTCAGCACGCACGACAATGGCCTGCTCGGCTTCAATCATGCGGATGGCCTCTGCATCATCAACCTCGATCACGTCGCCGCGATTTTGTGCGCCTGTGGCTGTGGCCCGCGCCTGTAGCAATTCAATTTTCATGGTGTGTCCTCCATCGGTTTAGTGAGGCGGCAAGTTTCCCTGCCGCCCTTCAAAGCCGATTAGGCTGTGATAAGGTGCTTGACCGCTGCGGTGTCTGCGAGTTCGCCGTCGAAGCGGATGTAGCCAGCGACACCGAATCCGGGCCAGAAGTCCTTGTCCTGTAGTGCGCCGATCAGAGGTGAGCCGACTTTGCGCACGTAATACTTGCCGAAGTCACCGAACAGCATGACCTTTGCACCAGTCGCCAGCGATGCCATCGCTTGGTTGACGCGGTAGCTGTAGCCAAGCAACGAACCCGGCTGGCCTTGCTGGACGTTGCCCATCTGCCAGAGGTAGTTTCCGTCACCGTCTTTCAGCTTGCGGATCGCCGCCAGCGTCGAGTCGTTGAACATGAACTGAACCTTTGGCCCCATGCGGTACGCGGGATCGATGGAATGAACCAGATCAATGATCTCGTCTCCGGTAATCGCCGCCGTGCCTGTCGCGGTTTTGCCCAGCGTCGAAGCCGTTACAATGCCGTTTGGTGCCGACGAACCGCCGCCGGTAGTCAGTTGCAGGTTAGCAATCCGGCCCAGACGTTCGCCAAGCAGATCGCCAAGAACCTGCTCCATCGCCATGATGGAATCGTCAGCAAGCTCTTTCGAGACGCGCAGCCATTCGGTGTCATAGGCGAACGCCTCCAGCACCTTCTGACCGAACGTCACATCCTTGCCACCGTCATCCGTGAGCGTCACGCCCTGACCGCCGCTTGCTGCCGCTGTAACCGCCGTATCATTGACGGTTGGCATGGTGATCTGACCACCACCCGAAGTTGTGAGCACGGTTGCCACATCCTCGGAGTACATCGGACCCCAAGCCAACATTGACTTGACGAGGATATTCATCAACTCAGTTGGCACCGTGTAGCCACCAGCCGCGACCGCAGTCGTTTGCGCACGTTGCTCAACATTGGTGTACCCACGCGACAGAACCGAACGCGCCTCGCTATCCATAGCACCCATCTGGCCTTCTGCGCGCAGATAAGCATGGAAGGCGGTACGGTAGTCCATATCGCCGCCCTGACGGGCCTCGGCAGGCTCGTTGCCGGGGCGCTTGGATTCGCGCGCTTGGCGCTCTTCCATTTCGCGGGCTTCTTCAGCGCGCTTTTCAGCGGCCTCCAATTTACCCATACGCTCGGCGCGTGATTCAATGTCGCCAACCTCGGTCAGCGCCTTATCGACGGCAATCTCTGCCTCGGCACGCTGCTCTTTGGTGGACTTGTCGCTAATGCCGTCAAGCATTGAACGGGCCTCGGTCAGCGTCTTAGCTGCCTGCTCCCGCAGTTCTTTAATCGTAGCCATTCTATAGGCCTCCATTTGAAGGATCTGGACGTCATCCGACGTTCAATCCGGCGCTTGCCCATGGCGCGGGATGTGGGCCAACAGCGAGAGCCGCCGTTATCTAATCAGCTTGCCCTTCATGCGAAGCCGAAAACTTTGTGCCGTTTCGCAGGGGCGCGATGCCTCCAAGCTGCGAAGGGCAATTTCTGTTGTTACGTAAGCGCCGCGCGGAACGATTGATACCTCTAGCAATTCGCCAACCTTTTCGATTGACCGCAACGGCGTGTCTCCGGTTTCGTCCCACGCCTGACGTCCACCTTCCATAGAGAATGAAAAGCTCATCTGGTCGATGTTTCCGGCGCTGATGTTTTCCATCAGGTCACGAGCGATTGTGGTGTTTGGCGGTGTGATCTCGACACGCAAGCCCCGTTCATCCTCGGAAATAACCAGCGTTCCCGCCTTCTTTCGCCCGATCACACGACCGTAATCATGGTTATCCAGCGCGTGAATATCATCACGCAACAGCGCTTCAGAAAAGGCTCCTTTGCGAATGACCTCTCGGAACATACCGCCAATATCCGTTTCAGTATCAAATACGGACGCATAGCCGACAAGGCGCTTAACTGCATCATCCGCGCGGGCTTCGACCTTCATTCCGGCGTGAACCCTAATTTCGCTATTCATCGTTTGCGCCCTCCGTTGTAGGCTGTGGCGGTGCCATTGCCGCCTTGTCTGCCGTATGCCCATCCAGCGGCACCGTAGCGCCCTGAATTAGAAGCTGATCGCCACCGGCCAGCGGCTCACGGTTATCCATTGCGCGCGCCTCGTTTGGCGTTAGCTGGCCTGTCTGAACTGCCGTGCTGTTGCCTTCCATGCGCGTCTTGTAGTCGCCGCGCAGCAATCCATCGACATTGAACTCTGCGAACCGCGACGAACCGCGCCCGAATAGCTTTAGGTTCATCTCCGCTTCAAGCTGCTCAACCCACCGCTTCAACGTGTGCTTGACGAGGTGCAAATCCTGCTGCTCGCTGTTGCTAAACGTGGCACGCGACAAGTCTTGCAGGAACGTAGGTGGCAATGAATAAATGCGCCCGATCTCAACAACTGCAAACTCTTGAGTTTCAACAAGCTGCATTTTCGCCGGGTCAGACGTGAGCGGCTCCAGCTTGTGGCCTAGCGGAATCGCCAGCACGTTAGCGCCCTTGCGCGCCGCCTCTTTGGTTGCTTCCGCAATGTCAGCCGATGCACGCTGCGCCGACTTCTCAGAACCGAACGGCCCCTGCAAGGTAAACGCTGGCAATCCGCCATTTTTGAACAGCTTTGATCCGTATTCGTTGGCGTTTACCGCCTTACCGATAGCCACCGCGCATTGCCGCAATGGGCTGCGATGTGTCAACAGATCCGACTTGAGCATGAACGTGAGATCCAGCACATCGGCCTGATCGTATAGCTGCGTTTTGCCGCCTGCTTCGTGCTTGTATTGCTTGCGCCCGTTTGCCAGACGCTTCACCGTAGCATTTACCAGCGGAAAAAGGTTTATCGCGCGGCCCTGACTGTCGCGCTCAATATATGTGACAAACCGGCCTTCTGTGAAAACCGCGTTGAACATATCAAAGCGCCATTGAAACGACGAATAGTCATCGTTTACGTTTCCATGGAGCATCTCAACAACGGGGTTTGCCCGCGTAGACTTCACCTTCTTTTTGACGCCTCGGCTGTCGCGGTCATAGACGTTGAGCGGAAGCCCCGCCATTGTACCCGAAAGGAAGTTTACAGCAGCCCATACCGCAGGCACGCCAAGGGCTTCCTCCATTGAAACCGTGGCGCTGCCGGTGATGCCGAAAATCTC